ACCTAACTGACTTTTCATAACAATGTCCCCCTTAGGTTTGGATAGCCGTTATTAATTAACAGTTAACACATAAATTCCATCTCTTTGGTATAAAATGGGAAGACCTTTATTTTGAACACGAATCCAAATTCCTGAAGGATCCCATTCCTCCTTTCTATCTACCTTTTGACCATAATGTCTATCCAAGTCAAATGGAGCTCGCTTAAACTCTGCAATCTTTTGACCTTCAACGGTAGTAGCCATCATAGCAAATTTAGTATCAGCAATATAATCTTTGGTCATAGATACATAATCTTCACCAGCCTTATAACTAGTAGAAGGAGCAGTTGAAACAGTAATTTGTTGGCTTTCAGACGTTACAGCCGAAATAGTTTCATCTTCATAAGTCCCCGCCGATACATCGTGAAATCTTAAAGTACCCCCAACTTCAAAATCAGCACAATCTTCTACAGTAATAGTAACTGTTGAATCCGCAGTAACCACAGCAGTTAACCAAGTTCGAACTTCATATTTTTCATCATAAACAATAAAATTGCTTATGTCAAGAAGAGAACCTAGTACCTTTGAATTAACCCCGACAATCTTATGAACATTGCCCGAAAACAAATCACCAGAACCAAACGCTGTTTTTTGCAAAAGAGCAAGAATGGTTGGGTCTTGGGAAAGATACTTTAATACTGTAGAATTACACATAGCCACATCAACCTTACCCCCACAATCATCGGCTATTTTTTTCTTACCGTCAATTATATCCCCAAGAATATCCCTTGATGTTCCGTTTTGCCACTTATAATCAGTGGTTAACGTAACTGAATGGTCACTTGGAATGTCATAATCAACAGAAATTCTTGGACCTGCTACCACAGCATAATCAAATGAACCATCAAAAAACATCTTGGCGAACATCCATTCCTTCCTACGAACATCCCTATTTGACAATCCACCAAGCTCCTTAGCAAGCCTCTGAGTAGCCGATAGATACCCTGTATCTGTACCAGGCTTACGAATATTATTCAGGAACTCCTCATCAAAATACATCTTTTCCTTCCAATAAGCCGCTTCCGCAGAATGCCTTGCAACTCCGTGCGGAGCCGTTACGGGAGCCGGTGCTCCAGGCGGGACAAAGGGGGTCATTCCCCTACTACCCTCTTGACTTTCCCACCTAATAGTACTTGATGGAGAATCTGTCTCGGGAAAAATATTGGACAGTACAACCTCCGGGGGTGCCGTCCACATCGTAACAAACTTTTGAAGCACTTCTAATCTTAAATCTGGAATTTCACCTATTCCTCTTGGCATCTTAAATCACCTCCTTTAACATAAATTTAGAAGTATGTATACTGACTAATAGTTGAAGCACTAATATCTGTCTTAGCATTAGAATCCATATTAGTCAACATCCCTGTATAAAGAACCGCATTTTTAATAATTAAGGTGGTTTGTGCCCCCTTAGCATCTGATCCTTCACCAGCATCCACTGACTTTTCTAATACTCCAACAGCAGTTTCAGCACCAGACACATAAAGATAACCAAATTTAGCTGTAGTTATCCCTGTAGTTACATTGTTAGTAACGGTAATCACTGCCATATGCTCATAGGTAGTACGATCTATGGCTGTAATTGCTCCAGTAGTAACGATAGACAAATCAGAATCAATAGCATCTACCGTATCTCCAACAACAAACTTATAGCTATCAGCTAAAGTAACATAAGCTAATTTATCTGCCGCACCATCTTGAACCAGATAAGCTCTTACAGGAGCCGCCTCAGCACCAGTAACAGTTGCATGTGGGTCATACGGAACATATTGCCCCCCATTCCCAGCACCCGAATCATTTTTAGCAATAACAGTTCCCAATTTCAAAACACCATAACCTGCTTGAATAGAAATAGGAATCTTTAATGCCGCACTAGGTTCAGAATAATACAAACGTTTATAATCTTCCTGTCCCCCATAAATAATACTTGGAGTATCCCGTCCTTCTACCATTATATTTCACCTCCCTTAAAATATCAAATATTAACTTGTTTTCTTTACCCGACCTGCCAATTTTAACAAATTATCAACTCGTGTATCATCCTCCTTTTCTTGATTAGCAAGAGTTTTCGTCTCCATTTCTTGTTCTTTAGAAATAAAACTAGACCCCATTACCTCATTATTAACCCCATCCTTCACCCAACTTTCAATCTCTGTATCTATAGCCTTAGAAAATGATTCCACATCCAGCACATCTTCCTTAACAAAATCTGAATAAGAAACATGCTTCCGAACTTTTGAATACATCCGTTCAGGAATATTGCTTTCAGCTAGTTTTTCATCCCAAATCCGGATTCCTTGAGCTTTCCTCTCATTTTCTGATCGAATATCATCCTTCTTCTCCAATTCAAGGATCTTTTTATCCCTTTCACCCAGTTGTGTTTTTATTTCTCCTATTTGGACCTCTAGTCCTTTCTTCTCATTTGAAAATTCCCCTTCCGCTTCTGTTCTTCCCTCCGCAACAATTTCCTTATATAACTCAGGCTGTTCTTTTATAAACCGGTCTCTATCCATATTTTTCACCTCCTTCCTACTATTAATGTCCTCTTTTGGTTCATTAACACCCCCTATAGATGCCAATTCCTCTATTTCTAACTCAACCTCTTCTTTCGAAAAAGCTGAAGCAGAGGTCTTACTATCATAACCAAAAACACAAATAGATCCTTCTTCAAGTACCATTTTCCTCCATATAGTTCCGGGTCCTTTCATTTTAAATCCATTAACTTCGGCTACCTCCTTTTCCATTAATCGTTGTATAACAGAAGGTTTTCCTCTAAGACTTGCTTCAAAAGGAAACCCCTGTCGGGATAAATCAATAAATTCATCGGCAGTAGGAGTTTTTACAAAAGTAACCCCTTCAGGACCAACAACTATTTTATTATCATCAAATTTGACCTTATTAGTAAATCCCACCTTCCTTGCCGTATCGTGTGATTCCAATAAGGGTAATTTAGATTTAGATAAAGAAACCCCATTTATATCAATAGCCAAATCCCCCCACCACCAGTGTCCCTTTATGACCTTTCCACTATATAATACCATATTCAACTGAGGAGTTTTATCTTCCCCTTTATCTTTAAGCTCAATAGTAGATTGACATTCAGGATCTACAAGACATAACGCCCCTTTTGGTATCTTTTCATTCTTGGTCATTTTAACTTCCTCCTGCGACATTGCCGAATTAGCTACCCTTATAGCATACCCCTCACAATCATTTCCCGTCTTTGCTTGACATGACTTTAAAGCAGAATTAGCTACCTTTGCCCATTTAGCTTTTTTAGCTGGAGTATTTGCTTTTTTAGTATGTCTTGGGGCATCATTTGGTTTCCACGGCATTCTTTACTCTTTTTACTCTTTTTTCTCTTTTCTCTTTTCCTTCGATTTTCCTTCGATTTTCCTTTTACTTGGTTCGATTTTACTTTTACTTGGTTCACCTTCAACTCTTTCCTGCAAAGACTCTGCATCTAATGCATAAACCAATTCAGGAAAATTCTTTTTCTCAGTAGCATGTCTCAACCTTTGTCTACCATAACCCCCAAAACCTATTCTTTTTGAAATTTCACTTGGAGCTACTCCAAGAGTTTCTGATATAGGTCCGTGTTTTACCCCTAATAGTCCTTTTGATCTTGCTTCAAAATCAATTGTTTCTGATATAGGGTAACTAACATCAATCAATTGCTCCGGTCTCTTTTTAACATTCTTAAAAACGGGTTCCCCTTTATCATCAAATGAAACTGCTTCCCGGATTGAGAACCGGTCAGGAAATTTCATTATTTTGGTTTTTAAAAAAAAGATACTACCCCAAAAATCATACTTCCAAAACCGATCAAAATACGCTATTTCATCAGAGGCCCTGTCAGACATCGGACCTCTAGAAGCCTTCACAGAAGCAAAAGACCCTTTTGACGATCCTGTAGTAACATCCATTGGTTCGTTTAAACCACTTGTAGCCATCTGCAAAATGTCAGTATCTTGTTCACTTATACTAGGAAGACTTGGATTTTTAACTTCCAATTTCATTCCAGGAGGAGTAACTAAAGAACTTCCCGGAGTCTTTTTAGCCAATATCGCTGTCTTTCTCCGATCGGCATCTGACAAACCCAACCACAATTTAAAAGAACGAGCATCTTCAAAACTAAAGTGCCATAAATATGCTCCTGCTGACTTTTTATGGTCTATTTCATACTTTTTAAGATTTTCATAATGATTTAACCACTGAAGTGTAGTCCTAAGATAAGAAATTGCACGGCGAGTAATAAATCCTTTATCCCAAGCAACAATAAATTGATTGTACCCCCCAAATTCCTTAAAAATTTTCTTTCTGCTTTTACTTTTTACTTGTTTTTTAGAATCAAAATACATGTTCTTTTCAGCAACTTGAATTAAATTTGGATACCGTGCAATAAATATACTAGGAATTTGACGTTGAATTTGGATACCTATATTA